ATGGAATGGCGACTATTGAGATGCATACCAACGATAGAGCATTGCTCGAAATGTGGGCAAGCGATCTAGGCAAACGCATGGACAGGCGCAACTATCGTATAGGCGATCTATGGCAAGCCGAACATTGGGCTAAATGGGTTGAATGGCTGATCTTAATCGTGAAAGTGTTACAAAAATGAGCTTGATTGTAGCAATTGATCCAGGTAAAACAACGGGCTTCTGTGTTATTGGGTGTCCAGCTGATGTTATGCACCCCGATATATACGATGTGTTTCAGGCATCAGAAGTAGAATGGAAAAACCGTTTCTTTTTTCATGCTTTCTTTGCTCTACATCGAATAGAGATCCGTGCAATCGTAATCGAGCGCTTCAAGTTATTCCGCAATCCTAAGACGATGGAAGCGCAAATTAATAGCGAGTTTCCATCGGTTAGAGTTATCGGCATTGTTGAAGCGTATGCTGAACTATTCGATCTAGGTAACAAGATCGTGTTTCAAGAGCCGAACGATCGAAGAAGTGCACAGATACCTCGTATCCATTGGAAAGCGCTAGGAACATCAGACCATGTGCGTGACGCATATCGTCACGCTCGATACTACGTACTAACACATAGGACAAAAGTATGAACGATAAACCGGTCGAAATATCCTGAACTTTCAATGCCGGTAGGGCAACATTGCGAGAAATGTTAATTAAAGAAATTGCCGCGCTTAACTACTATAACGATGCACGGGATTATGTTATAGGCTTAACATGTATAACGTGCAAGCGAGATACCGGACCATATAAGTATGATATTCTTAGTAACCATAGCGATCATATTGTTGAAGTACCTTTTGCTATACCAGACCGTATTATAACAGTAACACACTGTCTATGGTGTCTAATACGATGAAAACACTACGCACATATCAAGAGCTGCCCTACAGACGTGCTTTCGAGCAAAACTTGCTCATAGCCGACGATCGCGGTTTAGGTAAAACCGTTACCAGTATCGAAACGGCAAAGCGCATCATGCATGAGCGACAGGCGCCTGTGCTGGTGATCGTACCTAAAACACTCAAGACACAATGGCAAGAAGAAATTAGAGATCAAGATGCCAGTAATCCTATTGTGCCGATTGACACAGGTTTTGTACTCTTACAACCATTTAACAGTAAAAAAGCGTTTTGGGTTTTGACGCACTATGAGGCCGTGTTAAAACACTGGCAAAAGCTATCAAAAACGATGTGGGCTTGTATCATCGTTGATGAGGCTCATAGGATCAAAAATCGCAAAGCACAACGAAGCGTAGCAATTAAGAAGATCAAAGCCTACCGGAAGATTGCGCTAACTGGTACACCTTACGATCGCAATCCTGCCGATATATGGAGCATTCTGAATTGGCTTGCACCTGATATGTTTCGATCGTATTGGGATTTCTTCAAGGCGCATGTGAACTACGAAGGGCAGCTAGACGGCGCACATACGATCCATGGTGTGCAAGATGGAGCAAAGTTTGGTCGTGTCATTGCGCCGTATGTTGTACGCAGGTCAAAGCAAGATGTTGCGCCATTACTGCCAAAGAAGATAGAGCAACACATCTCGATTGAATTGACAGGCAAGCAAGCCGATCTCTACAAACGCATCAGAGAAGCAGCTGAGACAGATGCAACGCTCGATGACGGATCAACGCTTACTATGCCAAATGTGTTAGCACGCATCTTGCGCTTGCAGCAAGCTGCTGTCGATCCGCGCTTGCTTGGTACTGATGTTAATGGAGCAAAGATCGATTGGTTGCTCGAATACGTTGACGATAATCCTAGTGATACTTTACTTGTATTTACGCGCTTTCGAGACACAGCAATCCGCGTTGCTAACATGCTAGGTATTCCATACTATGTTGGCGGTAGCACACTCGAAAATCCAGCGCAGTATCCTCGAATGATCGCAACCATTGACGCTGCAAAGGAAGGGCTAAATCTAGGTCACATATGGAATACTGTCTTTCTCGATTGCCAATGGTCAAGCATTGCAATGGCGCAAGCGGTAGACAGAACTGAGCGCGACCTATCGGCCACAGAGCCGCATATCATCATGTACCTGGAAGCCGTAGACACGGTTGATTGCCTGGTCCGGCAAGCCCTAGCTGGCAAGTGGGAGACTATTGATCTCGTAAATGCGTGGCTGAAGAAAGCGCACCAAGAAGCCTAAAATCGTGCTTGACAGCCCATCGTAGCTGTGCTATACTGGCCTTAGTCTGATAGCCTATCGTAAAGGAAGCAAGCCCATGATACCGCAAGAGTTCCAGAACAGATATAGCAACTATCGAGCGCAAAGCGAGCGCCTAGCACAAGAGGAGGCAATCAGAGCCAACAATGAAGGCATCGACAATGACCACGCCGTAGCTGTTGAATTTCCGTCGCTAGGCTGGTGCCTTATGCTAGAAAGCGCATACGCATTCATAGCTCAATTGGGAATAGGCAAAGATAAGGAGGACAAGCCCATGGACGATACAGACGATACAGACGACACACAGCAAAGAGCGGCAGTAAAGTGTCCACAGTGTAAGCAGCTGTTCAGGCTTGAATAGGTTGGGTATACCGATCAACCTGTGACGCTTCAGATACGCAGTTGCCCTAGCGGCAGCGTGTATGATGTGAGCATTCATTGCCCGCATTGCCCGCATTGCAATTATGAGGAGGATCTATGAACCCTAACGCTTTCCTGTCTGATATACCAGACACAAGCGACCCGCAACAGCCCGCGCCGCGTGTCATGAAAGCTGAGTTGACAACGCCACAAGCGCTAAACAGCGATCAGAAGCATGCACCTCTAACCAATCTAGCTACTAACGTAAGATATGCCGAAGGCTCAATCAAGGATTATGCAACAACTGTATACATGTTGATTGATGACACTACCCCACCAGACGGCATGGCCGATCCAATGCTTGCGCAAGCATACCAGAGCTTGACGAAAGCTGCCCAACTGTTATTTGAGGCTCGCACGCACATCTACCGCTATGCTAACAAGCTCGATACGCAAGAGATCGTACAACAAGACTTGTAAGCGTTGAAGCAAGTGTTATCAATCGACATGCAAACCGAATTAGCACGCTGATCAATCGACAAGGTACTGAGCCGTTAACATACGGAAACAGAGCGAGCGGATCAAACGTGTAAATCGTCTTTCGCGGCTCGCACCAGGAAAGAAATACAGATGCCAACACATAATGTACATATTTCCGATGTACTTGCCTTCAAGTCTTGCCGTCGAAAGTGGGATTTCAGTTCCTCACTACGGCGCAATCTTACACCGCTAGGTGTCTATGTGCCCTTCTTCGTTGGCCGCGTGATCCATGGCGCACTTGATCGCATGTATCGCTATGGCGTCAATCCGGTTGACGAAGTAGCATCGTTAGTTGAAGAGGAAACGAGACACATACAACAAGATCACCCACAAATCTACGCAACACAGATACAAAAAGTTAACGAGCAAGCTGTATTGTGCGCTGCATACCTCCAACACTATGTTGAATGGTCGCAAGTGTTCAACGGTCCGTTCAACGATCGTGACCTTGACTTCATCAACGTCGAGCAACAATTCAATGTACCACTACGGACTGATCGCGGCTTCATTGCGAAGAGCTTGCGCAAGGCGGGCAAATTTGACGGGGTAGTGAGATACAAGAAAGATGACAAGTTGTATTTGTGGGAGATTAAAACTACACGTAGCATCAACGAACGCTTGAAAATGCTAGATCTGGAAGAGCAAGCCGATAGCTACGCAATCGATGCACAACAGATGCTAGGTGAACCAATTGCTGGTATTATCTACATGCTCATTCGCAAGGCCATACCAGAGACACCCGAAATACTCAAGAATGGTTGCTTATCGCAAAACAAGCGGATTGATACAACTTTCGAGCATTATCTAGCATGCATTCGAGCACATCACAAGCATGAAGCAACGCGCGATTTTATCTCTGCAAAGTATGGTGATTTTCTTCAGCACTTACTTGATAATGCAAATCCATTCTTTATGCGTATTTGTATCAGGCGCACGCAAGAGCAGTTAATAGCAGCTCGCAACGAGTTGTATGCAGTTGCGCGCGAAATGACAAACCCCAGGATACCGATCTATCATCATGGGCAACCTTCGTGCAACTGGTGTGTGTTTCGTGAACCGTGTGTTGCAATCCAGCAAGGCAAGCACGATGAAGCAGAACGTTTGTTGAGAGAAAACTATACACAAAACACATACCATCTAACAGGAGTTGACGAACTATGAGTAACCAATATATCGTAATTACACCCTCGGACGATGGAGCATATATTGAACAAGTACCAGAAGAGGAATTACTAGAACGTGTTAACACTCCTGATTGGTATGGCCCTGATGCTATATTCTTAGATAAATTACCTAATGATGAATGCAATACAGCATATTGGCCTGAAAATGCTGTGCTCATTCTAAAAGCTGAGTTTATTGTACCGAAACCCGCAGAGGTTGTGAGAAGGTACATACTATGACACAAGAAGAAAAGCGATTGATTGCTATTCTGATCATTCTCAATCTAATACTGTATATCCATCGTCCGTTCTGAAAGAAGGCCCATAACATGCAAATCGTCAACTTAGATCAGCCCGAAAGCCTAGCCGTGCTAGTATACGGCAAACCAGGGAGCGGAAAGACAACGTTTCTAGGGTCTGCTTGTGACGACGATCGCAGCTATCCTGTACTACATGTTGATATATCGGGCAATCCTGAAACACTCGCAAAGCGCAAAGGGCGCAAACCGTATGTGTTGCGGCTCGATAAGCTATCGGAGTTGAACGCAATCTTTGATTGGTTCAGCAAGGGGCAACCGACCGATCACACGGTTGTTGAAAAGCTAGGTTGTAAATCAGGCTATAAAACACTGGTGTTTGACGGTATAACAGCAATACAACGCAAATCGTTCAATATTGTATTAGGGCAGGAATTAAAGCCTGGTGACATACCAAAAAAACCAGAATGGAACGATTATAGCGCTGTGTTGCGTCAAATGCTCGTGATCGCTACGTGTTTTCTTCAGCAACTACGCAGCGTGCATGTATTGGTGTCTTGTTTAGAGCACACTGACACGCGCTACAGAGTACCAGGGGCCGCAAACACAGCCTATGCCTATGCTGAGCCTGGTTTGCAAGGTCAAGCCGTCACAGAGCTTCCTGGTGAGGCTCTAGCGGTCATGCGTTTTGCACACAAATCGACACTTGCACCAGAGATCGACAAAGCCTTGCGAGCAAAGTATACGATTGCTCAGTTGAGAGAGAACCGCTATGTGTATGCCAAAGATCAGCATCATTTGGGCGGCACAATCGTTGACGACGCGGTGTACCTAGCCGATCCTACAGTGCCCATGCTACTAGACGCAATCAACGCGGTCTAAACCGCTTGATATAGAAAGCTGTTTTATTAGAGGAAAGCCTATCGAAGCATAGCACATGCGCGGCGCATACAATAGCCGAAACTCACTAAACCAAAACACAAAACAAACAGGAGCAAAAACACACCATGCCTAGCAAAAACACACCACAAGAGATCGATCCAGCTGTGTTCGCAAGCGATGACAACACACAGGTTGACATGCCGTCAACAGGCTATGCGATCGACTTTGCGTCGGTTCCTGATCAGCAGGAATTGATCGTCAAGGGCACCTATGAGGCCGTGATCAAGAATGCCGAACCTGTCATGAGCAAGACAAGCGGCAATCCGATGATTAAGCTGCGTTGGCAGATCGCTGATGGGGAATACGAGGGCCGAACGGTATTTGATCAGCTAGTTTTTACTCGGCCAACCGGCGATTGGAACGCTGATTTCCCGCTTCGCAAGATCAAAGAGCTGTTGCTTGCGATCGGCTATGATGCGCGATTTGGTGGACAGGTTATACCCGAGAACCTGATTGGGGAGCGGTGCATGATTACCGTGAAAATCGATCAGGGCAAAGGCATGAACCCTGAAACCGGCGAGCCGTATCCGCCTAAGAACGCAGTTGCCAGTTATGCGACTGCGACCAGTCGCCGCAAGGTTGACGATCTGCTCTAGCTCTCGATAGCAACACAAGCGCGCGTGATCTGTGTCAAAGCAGATCACGCGCGAGAAAGTATAAAGCAATGGATCGTCAAACGTTGATCAATCGGCTGGTAGAACTAGACAACGCAGTTGATAGCAAAGAACTGCTAGCAGCAAAAGCAGTGCTAAAACTTTTCATTGCAGCATCACTAACGCACCAAGAAATTGTGTTTTTAGACCTAAGTGCGCCAATCGGCAAATACCTCGAAAAGCTACGCCAAACATGGTTAAACTGATGCAACATAAAGCAATCTTGTTGATACTTGAAGCCGTCAACAAGATCATTTCGGATCAATGCGAATTGAGAACCATTCACCAGGTGCAACCGTTGTTAGAAGCAATTCAAGAGTTAGTAGAGAGCGTGGAAGAAAATGAGTCAACTAACGGTCAACAGGCAAGGCCCTGAAGCCTTTGCAGATAATGAAACGTCATACGTTGACACGTTTACGCAGCAGCGCGATTATAAGCCTCCACAAGCAAAACACATCGATTATCGTGTCTATGCTGTTTGGGCTATTGCTTGCATTAGTGCATTGCTTGTGTTTTGGTTAATCTATTCAATCTGGAAATTCTTTTACTGCTGGAATATAAACAACTTTTCAATGTGTCGATCGCTTGATCGTTTCGAGCCGTTAGCATTCGCACTTATATTCTTTGCGCCACTTGTGCTCGTTGCTGCAAATTTGATATTGAAATATTGGACGCGCACGAGATATGAGAATGCCCTAGCAAACAGAGCAAATCTTGTGCTAAACCGATATGGCGATCAAGAGCCGGCTGATCTGTATGACCGCTTACAAGTATCTGAATTGATTGCACTGCTAGAAGCGCGCTATGCAGCTGCTACAGGACTTGAGCGATCCATTGCTCCACACAAGCTCTATCGCGGTGTCAATTCATTGTCACTTGGAAAAGATACCAAAGATCAGACAACAATTGCTCTTGCGCCGTCGATGCCTCCTGATGTGTTAGTACCTGTTGCCCCTGATGAATGGTTAGCTTGGCTGAACGATCAGCCGCATGTACTGTTCGGAGCACAAACCGGCAAAGGTAAAACGACCACCGCGAAAGCTGTGTTGAATATGCGTATCGAGCGTGGCGATCTCATTTTCGTCATTGACCCGCACTCCGATGATTGGTATGGTTTGCCTGTTCGTGGCGGTGGGGAGAATTGGCAAGATGTGGCTGCTGCAATCGAGCAAATCTATGCGGAATATAACGAACGCCAAACGATGCGGCATCAGCATCTCTTAGTAACACAGTCAGCTATGGAAGTAGCTGCACACCAGGCGCTAACCGTGTTAGTCGATGAAGCACTTTTGATAGCAAAGCATCTGAACGTCAGCAAGAAAGGACAGATCAATTATTGGGAATTGTTGACCGAAGTGCTAGGGAGCGGCGCACGCAAGGTTAACATTAGTGTGATCCTTCTATCGCAATCGACCAATGTAGAAGATTTGGATCTGAGCGGCCCTATGCGCCGCAATTTTACACGTGTAGCGCTTGACGCTCCTACCATCAAGACGATGATAGTACAAGAAGAAAACGATAAGCTCTATCGTCAACAGTTGTATGAGGCATTGATCGGTATGCAGTACCCTGCTACAACCGTTGTAGATAGTCGTATCCTATTGCTCGATAGGACAGGACTTGATACGATAGCAGCGCGACACATCGATGCGAGATCGCGCCTATGGATACCACCGGACTGTCCGAAGGGTAGGGCTAGCAGACCGATAGGCCCCTTTCAGACGGACGGACGCAACGTTATCGAGCAGCTAGCCGCGTTGCGGCGTCAAGGATTTACGCGCGATCAGGCACGAGAAGAGCATGGCTTGACGTTTACGAACGAGGATTGGACGGTTGCGGGTATGATCGTTACTTCTGAACAGAAAGCCTAAAATGAGCTAATAGAGAGCTACGCAGGAGCTAATCATGAGCTATTTGACAGCTACGTTACCAGCTCGCAGGGTAATTGAAACCGGATACAAAACGCTTGACAAGTGCCTGAAGTTTTTTACAACGATGGCATGGATCGCAATTCAAGTGCCATTACACGGTATCAAGATATACATGCCGATTTTCCTCATTAGTTCGGCAGCTGCATACGCAAGTGCGCAGTTTGCTGGACACAGCGGCTTGTTTCCTTTTCCGCTCGATTATGCGCAAGCGTTCGCCTATGAATGGGTATACATTGGTACGCTTGCTATGGCAAACGTCAAACGCGGTCGATGGTTTTTTGTTGTGTTATTTGCTGGTGCCTTGACAGCAGTGCTATATATCACGATGTACTCAGCTGCGCACTATGGTCTAGCAGCACAAATTGACGCAATCCTACCGACAGATGCCAAGCCGTTATGGCATATTTTCATCACACTTGTGTTGATCCTTGTGCATGCATTACCTCTTACATTCGTCAACGTTGTATATGGTTTTCTTATTCACCAACATAATCGAGAATTAGCAGACACACAACAAGAGTTAGCATCTCGAATATATTGCTCATATGGTTGCGGTTACTGGAACAAAAGCGAGCCGGCTATCCGAGGGCATAAAGCACAATGCCCCAACAAGCCAAAGGAATAGAGACAAATGATAATGAATAAAGTGTACCTTGATCAAACTGGTCTAGCTGTATTTCTTGGTGGTAAAACACAGGAGTTAGTCTATCGAGCTGTGCAAGCGAAATCAGGATCGGTGACAAGTATCCGATCATACGTCAATGCTAAGTTGGATAAGCCGCTCGCATATACAACGGTTGCTACTATTGCTAATAAGTTGTGTGACAAGGGCATATTGAAGCGTGTTAATGCCTATAAAACAATCCATAACAAACCAGAATACTGCTATAGCATTCTGCTAGATGAAAATCGTCTAGTACGTTGTGCTATGCATCGCATTCTCACAAAGTTACTTGAAGAGCAACCCGCTATACTTAATGAGCTTTTGCGAGAGATCGGAAAGTAACCATGTGCAATAGGTACCCTAAATGCGGCCATGCTGGTGCTATCATAGACAAGATCGATGGTATTGATCGCCATTGCGAAACGGTCAAACCTAATCACGAGTGTATGTATCTTCGCCTAGGGTGCAAAGGTTGTGCATTTGCTAATGCCGACAAGCCGCCAATGCTTATATATCGAGCAAAGGATCGACACAAATGGAAAATCTAAATGAATTTCTTGATCCACATATCTCGCACACATTAGAAGTACCTAATGCTGACGAGCTAGGTGTAATGGTTGGTTCACTAAATAAGTTAGGGTTGATGTACATTATCGAGTTGATTGGGTATTCACGCACACAGATTATACCACGTTATCGTATCTACATCTTGAAGGTAGCAAAGCAAGAGGTACAATAGCATGTCAAAACTCGATAACATGCTTTTACCTGAATTAGAGAGTGTGTTACTTATTCGTATATATAATACTGCCGAGCAAGCCACATTCACTAAGTTGTTAAACGACGGCATTGTTATCTGTGATCAATTGTACATTGTAAGAGAAGCAGAGCGCATACAAATACTTACAGAGGCGCGTGATTACGAAATCTGGAAGTGTGTCCTAGTACCAACACATAGGAGCATCATAGATGACAACGCTTGACAGGGAACCAATCCAGCCGAAAGCTCCCTATGCTGATTGTGCTAACTGTCCATTGGCCGATCGGCCATGCGTACCATCGCATATGCCCGTAGGGGCTTCTATGCTCGTCGTAGGGGAGGCACCAGGCAGAAATGAGGTAGAGCAAGGCCGTCCGTTCGTCGGCCAATCTGGACAGCTCCTAGACCACATAGCGCGGCAATCAGGCATCGACCCGCAATCGATTGCGCGTACCAACGCTGTGCTGTGCCGTCCCGATGGCAATGCAACTCCACCGAGAAGCGCCGTAGCAGCTTGCGCGTTGCGGCTTGCAACTGAAATCAACCAACTATCTCCACAGGTTATCGTACCAATGGGAGGTACCGCACTTTTCGCCGTCGATTGTCTTTCACACAAGACAAGCAAGATTGGAGGTACCATTACGAGCCGTAGGGGCAAATGGTACGATCTCTCGCACTATCGAGTATTGCCAACCTTCCACCCTGCGTATGTGTTGCGTCAACCAGGATTAATGACACAGGTTGTCAATGATTTTCAGAAAGCGGTAGCAGGATTGCATACCAACACATCTAAGAGCCGCAAACCCTTCAAGACAACCGACGTTAAATACATCGTTTGTAACCCTGAAAACCAACACAGAGTTATTGAATATCTGAACCGCATGCCAGACGGCGCGGTGTTAGCATTTGACGTGGAAAGCGATCATCTGCAATGGTACGATACACCAGCACAACAAGCCGCTGACGTGTTAGCAATCGGCCTTGCATGGAAGCCCAATCAGGTTGTTGTAATACCTGTGTACAGATTGCTCTTTGATAGAGAGACCCCATTGTATAAAGCGATTAAATCAGCTTTCGAGCGCGGCAAGCCAACAGCACACAACGGCAAATTCGACCAACACAATCTCGCATTGCTTGATCTTTTTCCAACGCTCGCATATGATACGATGTTAGCTCATTATGTGTTGAATGAGGAAAAAGGTACACACGGTCTGAAAGAGCTTGTATCGAGCGTACTAGGGTGTGATGACGATTACGAACACAGGTTGATCCATGCATGGTTTGACGAAAACAAGATCAAGAAGGAAGATCGCCGTTATGGTCTAGTACTAAAAGACCGATTATATGAATATCTCGCAATCGACGTAGCTGCTACACTAGCACTATGGTCGATCTTGAAGGTTGAGTTAGAAGCAGCTGATCTATTTGATTGGCCGTTCAACAATGTGTTAATGCCGATCGCAAATGCAATCCAGCACGTTGAAGCAAACGGTATTCGAGTTGATCGCGAGTACCTTCACAAACTATCTGCATATATCACACACCAAATGAGCCTAATCGAGCAACCAATGAAGGATATGGTACGCCAACACACGCTCGATTGGCTTGCAAAAGGTAATATTAAAATACCAAAGGCTCACTGGATCAAAGATCAAGCAACGTATGCAAAATGTATTGCAAGAATGAGAGATGATTTCAACGCAGGTTCATGGCAACAGGTACAAGTGTTCTTATACGATGTGTTGAAATTAAAGCATACCAAGAAGCTAGGCTATAAAGCCGATCCACGATCGACGCAGGAGGAGAATTTACTTTCCTTACAACCTAACGATACATCAGGGTTTATCGATATGCTCTTTACATATCGAAGGTTGGAGAAGATACGCGGTACCTATGTTGACAAGCTATTACAGCTTGCTGACACAGAGGATAGAGTACATATCAACTATCTGATCCATGGAACTGAAATCGGTCGATTGTCTGCAACCGATGCGATGCATGGTATACCCCGCCCTGGCGACGACGAATACGGGGCGGCCATTCGCGGCGCCTTCATCGCATCACCAGGTTGTGTATTAGTCATCGCTGACTATTCACAGGCTGAATTGAGAGTATTTGCGGCTGAAAGTGGAGAGACGTTTTTACTGTCCATCTTCAACGAAAACCGCGATCCGCATGGTGAAGCGAATAAGCTGCTCTATGCTGGTGATCCGCTCGTTGATGATGCTGTATACAATCCAGAAACACAGTCTTGGTATTGGCCGACTGATGTAGACTATCAAGGGGTGCGTGATATTGGAGCATACTGGAAAGAGCGCCGTACTACTGCGAAAAATGTCGTATTTGGTGGACTTGTGTACCTCGGGGGGCCGAGTGGGATTGCCGCAATGCTTCAAGGCAAACTGACAGCTGGGCAGATTAAACCAATCCTAGATCGCATGTTGGCACAGATGCCCAACGCTCGAAACTGGCAACTGACACAGTTTCGTAAAGCGCGATCACAAGGCTTTGTGAAATCGCGCTTCGGTCGTATGCGTCGGTTCCCATTGATCACAGATGACAATCTAGAGGACGTGCGCAAGGCATCAGTACACATGCCGATCGCATCAGGCGCAAGCGATCTTACACAGCTGTCGATTGTTGACATTGATAGAGAAGGTTATCGTGTCGTTGGTACATGGCATGATAGTATCATCTGTGATGTACCTATCGAGCAAGCTGAAGCATGCGCCAATTTCATGGAGTACACGATGCAAGCAAAGGGAGAATACTGGTACCCTGAAGTAGCATGGAAAGCTGAAATCGAATGTTTGCCCGATGGAACATTTCCTACACGATGGTACACGAAAATACCCGACTTGACGATTAAATAAGACGATCGATCCAAAATTCAGGGGAGTAGTTAGCAGCAGTGTCAACATTCAAGTTGCCGCCGCTGTTTTGGAATACGACTAACTCAACATAGTCACCAGCTGTTAACAGATAATCAGCTGTAACCTGTTGGATCAATACCACACCAGCTGGTGACGCTTGCTCTAGTACAATGCCGATCGTCGTACCACCAACGCCATTTAGCATGATGCGTGTTTGTCGCGAGCCTGTAGCATTAGCGGCCCATGATACAATCCCTGTTATTCTATAGTAGCCGTCAAAGGGAATTGTAAATCGTGACGTGTTGCTGCTCGTGGAATGTATTGCATCTGTATCGTAGCGTTCACTATTGAGTGTTAGTGCTGTCAAAGTTGCGGTTGCTATTGTTAGCGCTGCGCTATTATACGCGCGCGCTCGCACACCGCGCGGTGTGTCAGTTGCTTTTAACTCTTGTAAACGGCTCTCGATTGCCGTTATACGTTGCATAATATCGAAATTTGACATTATACGTCTTTCATCGCTACCGATACGGTTTCTTTTTTATCTCGATAAGCAAAAATGATTTCATCGACATATTGTGTTGCTGTAATACCAGCAAACACAGCCTTGGTTTTATTACCCAGAAAATAATCTTTTTCAACTCTGCATGTTTGTGTCTGTAGCACGTCATACTCGATTACATTTCTATACAGTGTTTCTTTTAGTTTGACAGCGCCTATACCGTCAAGTATTGTTGTGTCAGTACCACTATTGCGCGCGTCAACAAACATTTCAATTCTATTCGTCGATGCGTTATAGTTAGTGCCATGTACAGAACGTACAATACGTGTACTATCTTCACCAGATCCACCAACAAATGCCACCGTTCGCTCTTGAGATCGCATCTGCTTTAGCTTTGGATTGCCCATATTCGCATTTTCGAGCGAGAACACAACGGCAGCTGCGCCCGTCGATAGATCAGTTGGTATGACCCAATCAAACCGAAACGTTGTCAAGCCCGTTCGTGTTACCTTGAAATCCCCGCCGGCAGCATCAACGATCTTCTTGAGTGCATCTAATAGGTTCTGATGTGATATTTCAATCGAAAGTGTGTTACCACGTGCGCTATCCGCTTCGATGCTAAAGCCCGTATATATAGCATCTTCAACGCGACCATTGCTAGCAAGTGCATTACCGCATATATTGGTATCTACGAGTGTCTTTAATATCGTTTCTGCTTTCGCAGTTGTAAATTTAGTATAGTTTGCTTTACCGGAAGGATACCCTATATCTCTCCATGTTAGCATGTGTTCGTATGAATAAGCGTATGCAACGAATTGCATACGCTTATCACTACTGTCATACGTTACTATACTATCCCTGTACAGACCATCAAATGATGTGTACTCAGTTATGCCGCGATCAAAATCAGATCGAATAACTTCGATCTGATCTTTATCCGATAATAATGCAACGTCTGGGCTATTGTAATCGAGCACAAGCGTACACGTATGTACATCGTTGCGCTTCTTTCGCCAATCGAGCGATAGGAAGCCATTGTCAGCATCAACACTTGGCGGCACGTTGCGCCCTGTTGCTGTTATAATCGATTTGACGGCGCCTGATGACCCGTTCTTTATTTTGATGTATGCTGTTGCAGCCAATGATCCCCGCCCAATTCAGTCTGAATAAAGGGCACATATGTACAGACACGAGGGTTTTGTATATCAAATGTGTCACTATCTGTGTCAGTTGCCATGCCTATTGTTGCGGTAGACGTAAAAGTATATGCGCCTTTATGGCAATCACTTATGTGTCCCGTCAAGCGAATATACCAATCGCTGCTACTCGAAACTTTGTCGTAAGGGCAAACGACCGATCCGCTATCAATTGTACAGTCACCAGGAAAATACCCGTTGGGATCACCATACACAACACTATCGATCGTTATATCAGGATCGAAGCTATATGTAACAATCGCTGATCTAGCACTCTCGCTAGACGTTGTGATATAGCTTTCAACTTGGATTAGATGCGCGAATGGTGTTACTGGAAGTGTTACTAGCTGTACGTCGTCAGTTTGCGCTTTTACTGACACAGCTACGAACAAGATAATGGCAATTACGAGCATGGTAATCCATCGAAGACGCGGCATGATAGCTCCTTTTATTCATCGCCCACAGCAAACCAAAAAATAACTTGTGTTGTACCTAGATCATGCTGCACATCGAATGATGTGTTGCTTACCCCAACTACGTTTACCTTGCCCAGCGATCCGTTTATTTGCCCGAACACCAAAGGCTGATTTGTAAAAGAAACAGGGAAATTGACAGTAGTAAATCCGCCGGTTGGTACAGATATTGATCCGCCTTGCATACGCACTGCTAATGGCGTTCTAGTAGTTGTACCAGCAGTTGTCCAGTTTGTAGCTGATCCGCCTTGCCGTCGATAGAACTGCGGTACTCTATTACCCGCGATTGTATCGTCAACACTATTAAGTGCCATTTTAGCTGTTGTAATGCCTAAATCTTTCACGCGCAATGTATCGGTATTGATCTCGATTGTGCTACTATCAACATTGACAGAAAGCGCGGTACCAGCACCGCCAGCAAGGCCGTTACCGGCAACAGCTGTCGCTATCTTTGCTGCCGTTACACTGCTATCTTCTAGCATTGCCGTTGATACATTCGTCGCAATGTTCAGATATACGCGCGCGTCTGTGAGCGCAATAACGCCGCCGGTTGTAATGGTACCTGTTGCTAGAGAGATCTCCCATGTCGTACCGGCAGACTGTGTTACGGCTGGAATAGCAGCAACGCCGTTGCTATTCGAGACGATCGCCGCTCTTACCGTTTGCGCGGCCCATGAGGCACGCAACACGACACGAAAGCCAGTTGTACCTAGGGTTGGCGTTGACACGGTTAGATTTAATGATGCCGTGTTCTTATAGAAGAAGCCATAGACAAATGCAGCACCAGTATTGACCGCAACAGGACTAGCAGTACCACTACACGCAAGCGTGTTACCCTTACGCGGCAATACGCCTGCTGTCGCTTCTAAATCGGGGTTGAACAGGTAACGATGAAAGTCTAACCAGTTTTGCTGTGTATAGCCGCCAATTGGCCCATCACCAGTACCAGCGGTCGTTGTCCATAGTAGGCTATCTTCAGCCATGATAGCTCCTAAATGCCGCTATAGCGGTCGTAATATTGCATATAGACTTGTGTAACGCTGTTTGCGCTGGTGCCTGTAATCGTTATAGGATTGATCCCATCTGCTACTGTGGGATCAGCTTCGATTGCGAATGTTGCAAGTTGACTATCAGTCGTTACCTCACCCGTTCGCAAATCAGTTGTGTCGCCATTTTTATACGCAAACTTGCGACCATAACGCAGGTCGATCGTATAATAACTACCGCTGGCAATAGTAATACCTGTTAAGTCGATTTTCTTGCCTGTTGCACTATTAACAATCTTCGGATCAACAATCGGACCATAGACAAGAAATAATGGAAATTCAGCAAATGTGCCAGCATAGTTAATTGTAGTTGTCTGGTTAAGTACACTACTACCCATGGGTGTTGGTACTGGTGTAGGCACACTGAATGCACTATTACCAGCTGCAATACCAAATGAAAGAGAATGCATCTCTGGATTATACCATAATGGATCAGGACACCTAAACGCAATACCTGCCTTTAATAACTGATCGTCAACTAAGCTCCTGCGTACACCTGTATTACCTAAACACCTTGCAACGATTTCATACACACTTGCGTTATTGTACGTTATGCGTAGCTTGCCAAGCTGCGTACTAGGCGTGAAGATGCGATTAAATGTTGCTCGATTGGTTTCATGATCATAGACAGCCGTAGTACGCGCCTGTAATACCATTTGTATGATACGCGGATCTAGCCGCATATCTACGTCAGTATCGCCATGCTGTAATGGCCCTTGCTCTGTTACTGGCGACACAGACGCAATATCAATGCCATCGATAGATACAACCTCAAAAGGCGCGCTATCGGACAGCTCATATGTATGTGTACCATATATCCATTGATACTGCATATACTAGCCCGTTGGATTGGTATTTAGCAACATAGCTTGCATGCGGATCTCATCTCTAATAGTTCGTTCTGGTTGCGGGGCAAAATTGCCGTTGATTGTCCAATTATGCGTTGTACTGTTGCCGGATAGTGCATCACCTATCGCAGCTACTTTGTTCAATCCGTTGTTCTGATCTTTGCGCTCGATACCGATATCACGGTTGGCACTTGCAAGCCGTTCAACATTACTATGAAATGCATTGACGTTTGCATTCACCGATTGCACTTGAGAACCAAAACCAGATACTAATCCGCTTGCCTTTTGCGCTGACGATCCAATATCGCCAAACCAATTTGCCATAGGTGGGGGGCTATGCCCTTGTAACCAATCAGGCACATGTATGCTGTTGAGTTTGTCAGCTACACTTTGTATCCATTTGATCGCATCTTTAATAGCATCGCTAATATGACCGAAGGCATCTTTAACGCCGTTTAGTGCTCCTTTAGCAGTATCGAGAGCGGGTCCAAGATTACCGCTAATGGTGCCTTTGATTGCCATAAACTGCGGTATTAGTGTGCCAAGAATAAAGAAAGCAACCGCTTGTAGGGCTGGTTTCAACCCCTTTTCAATTACTTGATCGTATAATTGAATTAGGATCGGTATGACATGTTGATTAAGATAATTCCATGCATTTGTAAGCGCTGGCAATAACACAGTTTGCCATACAGCAGCAAGCGTGCGCAACGCAAGCATAAATACTGCAATATTCACATTGACGATCGCCTTGAAAAGCGGTACAACATATGTATTAAGAAAATTATAGACCGCTTTTAATGCGGGCCAAAGGATATTTGTCCAAAAGTTAGCAAGTGCTTGTATGGCAGCCTTGAATGCTGCAATATGCACTTGAACGATTGTAACGAAGATCGGTATCACATACTGATCTATGAAGCTCCAAACTGCATTGAATGCCGGTATCAACGTATTATTGAGGAAATCTGATGTAGCTTGCAATGCTACCGGTATAGCAACTGCAAGCCATGCTTGTATTGCCGTAAATGCTGGTAACACATAACCGTTCCAAATATTGATCAACGTATCTCGGATACCTAAGAAATTAGTATTCCATGCGGTGTAGAGTAATGCAGCTGCTACACCAACAGCGGCAAGTACCAGCAACACAGGTGCAAGTGCAACAATAGTAGCTATCGCCGCCGCGCCTGCTGATACTGCCCATGCAATAAAGGCAGGTACTACAATGGTTACAAGTATGCTCCCTAGACCAACCAACACAGCATCGGCATTTTGTTTCACAAAATTACTGAATGTTACCAAACCATTGTATACAGTCGCTAACGCAGCTCCTAATTCTGGAAATCCGTTATCCTGAACCGTACCAGCAAGGTTACTAAAATCAGGGATAAGCGGTACTATAATTTCAGCAATGCGACCTAGCAAAAATGTAGCTGTGTCTAACACAGGTTGTAGAAAATGCCCTAATCCATCGGCTAGCTCTGTTATCGTATCAACCCACGACGTACCGAAATCACCAGGGTCATTACCTAGCAAGATTTGTATTTCATCAGCTACACCCTGTATAACCGTGCGTACAGTCTCGAATACAGCATTTAGCATATCCCATGCCATAAGGGCATCAGGTATAACGGTATTACTGATAAAATCTATTGCATTG